AATTTAAAAGCAATTGGAAATATGTTAAGGAAGCATTATGTGATGAGGAGAAAGGCAAAGGACTTGACTGTACCAAGGTAGAGATAACAGAGGTTACTCATGCCCTAAGAAATGCTGTCTGGGATCGTAAGACTGAGACAGGAATCTTCCCAGGACCTATTAAGGTTATGGATTGGATTGAGTCTGCAGTTAAACAATGCTTAGCTAGAGGTGATGACCATCTCTCATGGGTTACACCATCTGGATTTGTGGTCTATCAAAGAATCATGAAACCAGAGGTTGAGCGTATGGAGCTACAGCTGTTAGGTAAGGTTAGGAAAGTATCAGTCGCTACTAAAGATTCTGATACTGTTCACANATCTAAACACGTAGCTGCAACATCACCTAATCTGATTCACTCACTTGATGCAAGCCTGTTACATTTAGCCTTTCAGCGATTTGATGCACCATTCTCAGTGATACATGACTCTGTTCAGTGTCGTGCTACTGATATGGCTATCCTGTCTACCCTAGTTAGGGAGACATACATGTATCTTTTCGCAGAGAATGATTACCTCCAAGACTGGGCAGATCAACTTGATGTTGAGCTAGACCCAGCCGTAATCGTTGGCACTCTTAATCCTGAGAGTGTCATTGAATCCACTTATTTCTTTTGTTAATGTCTCGAAACATCATGAAGACTGCTGAGCCTGTCATCCTTGACGGGTACCAAGCAGTGCTGAAGCCAAGCAAGTTTGGTTATTCTTTGTCGGCTATTGTCGATGAGGCTATGGTCAATCAGCTTGAGGCTGATCGAACTGACTCACTCAAGTGGGCAGAATCTAAGCTGAAAAATCCTAAGCGTTCTACTCTCAAGCCTGAGCCTTGGGAAGAGGTAAGCGAAGGTAAGTTCAAGGTTAAGTTTAGCTGGGGAGAGGATGGTCCTAAGCCTCCTATCGTAGACACTGAAGGTACTCACATCACTGATGCAAGTGTACCTATTTACTCTGGGTCTAAGGTTAAGCTTGCTTTCTATCAGAAACCCTACATCTTACGTGATGGCGTCACTTACGGTACTTCTCTTAAACTGGTTGGTGTTCAGCTCATTGCTCTCACTACCGACGCTGGCGTTGATTCAGGTGACCTCAGTGTCACCGACGTTGCAGACCTATTCGGTACAACTGCTGGTTTTAAAACTAGTGCCCCAAATGTTACTCCCACCACATCTCAAGTAGATGATGAGGACTTCTAATGAAGTACCGCTCCAAGCTTGAGGAACGGATTGCAGATCTATTCAATGAGCTTGGAGTTTCATTTGAGTATGAGTCTACGAAAGTTCCATATCAAATTAGTTACAATTACTCGCCTGATTTTATTCTTCCTTGTGGTCGTATGCTTGAAGCCAAAGGCTACTGGGATGCAGAAGACAGGCGTAAGATTCTAGCTGTTAAGAAGTGCAACCCTGAGCTGGATATCAGAATGATATTCCAAACTCCATACAATACTATCAGCAAGAAATCTAAAACTACCTATGCCCAATGGTGCGATAAGCACAACATACCATGGACAACATTCCACGAGATTCCGATCGACTGGTTAGTGAGTTCATAATGCATGACTCGTGTGAGGAATGTGGATCTAGTGATGCTAAGTCTATCTACTCAGACGGTCATGCTTATTGCTTCTCATGTCACACATACTTTCCAACTGAAGGAGAATCTAAACCAATGACAGGTAAGGTTAGTCTTCAGGGTGAGGCACGTGCACTAAAGACACGTGGTCTATCCGAGAAGACATGCCAACGCTACAAGATATACAGAGATGGTGGATACCTACGACACTACTATCACTCCAAGGATGGAGTACTGTTAGGGTGCAAGGTTAAGACTAAAGACAAAGACTTTTGGTATGAAGGAGACACNGATGGATCTTTTTTCGGCCAGCATCTATGGCCTACTACAGGAAANCGAATCGTTATCACAGAAGGAGAACTTGATGCAGCAAGCTGCGCCGAGGTTCAACCCACGTGGCCTGCAGTTAGTCTNCCTTCGGGCGCTGCGTCAGCCAAGAAGTCTATTCAAAATAACCTCGAGTTGCTCCAAGGATACGAGACAATAGTCNTATTCTTTGACAACGATGAGGCAGGCAGGAAGGCTGCCAAAGAATGCGCTGACATCTTACCACCTGGTAAGTGTTCCATCGCTACTCTCACCGCTTACAAGGATGCCTCAGAGGCTTTACAAAACAATGACAGTTCCACACTCATTCGAGCTATATGGGATGCCAAACCATACAGACCAGACGGTATCGTTGAAGGAAGGTCATTACTCTCAGAGATCACACGACCACAACCACCAAACGATTATGACTACGGGATCAACGGACTCGATAGGTTACTACACGGTATCAGATGTGGAGAGCTTGTCACAATTACTGCTGGATCTGGCACAGGAAAGTCCTCATTCTGCAGGCAGCTTGCAACTACACTTCTATCGAACGGACAACGAGTCGGTTATCTGGCTCTTGAAGAATCGAACAGGCGTACTGCTCTCGGTCTGATGAGCTGCGCTGAAGGTACATCCCTTCACATTGGTGAGCACACACCACAAGAACTCACTAGTATCTATGACAAAACTCTCAAGGATTGGAACCTATACCTGTTTGATGGCTTTGGATCTTATGACCCTGACGTTATTTACAACAGGATTGAATACCTTGCGGTTGGTCTTGATACCAAGGTTATCTTCCTTGATCACCTCAGCATCTTGTTGAGTGGTCTTGATGGAGATGAACGAAAGACTATTGACAAGACGATGACTCGCTTGCGTTCACTTGTTGAACGTACAGGTATTGCGTTGTTCCTTGTATCACACTTACGCCGAACACAATCGGATCAGAACCATGAGGAAGGAGCACGAGTTACACTGGGACAGCTTAGAGGAAGTGCTGCAATTGCGCAGCTTTCTGACGCAGTTATTGCATTGGAACGAGATCAACAAGACGGATCTGAACACGCTGATACAACTATTAGAGTCCTTAAAAATCGCTACTCAGGCGAGACAGGCATCGCTTGTAAAATTAAATTTGATCTGAACTCTTGTCGNTTTACTGAAAATGAAACTGAACCCGACTTCGATGCGGCGTGTGATTTCTAGTACTGACTTAGATCTACGCCGTCCTAACCCACCCACTGAAGCAGCTGTTAAGCGTGCACAATTCAGGGATAAGACATACGTTTGGAAAGCTAAGTAATGCACATCTTTGATATTGAAACCAACGGTCTACTACATGATGTCACCAAGATCCACTGTGTTGTCATCCATGATACAGATTCTAATGAGACCCTTGTCTTTAATGATGAAGGTACTACGGATCCAATCATCCGTGCTCTCACGCTACTGGATGGCGCTGATCAAATCATAGGCCACAATGTAATCAACTACGACATCCCAGTGATTAAGAAGCTTTACCCTTTCTTTGATCCACAAGGTGAAGTACTTGATACCCTACTACTCTCACGTCTCTATCATCCTGACATGATGGAGCTAGACAAGAAACATAACTGGAAGCACATGCCTCTGCAGTTATATGGTCGTCACTCTCTTGAGTCGTACGGCTATCGCCTTGGTGAGTATAAGGGAGAGTTCGGNAAGACCTCCGACTGGAAAGAATGGTCCCAAGAGATGCAGGACTACTGCATCCAAGATGTTATTGTCACCCAAAAACTATGCAATCATTTCAAGCAATACCTGAATGGGTCACGCTAGAACACCAGGTTGCTAAGATCCTCACAGCACAGGAGATTCATGGATGGTACTTTGATGTACAATCTGCAAGGGAACTTGAACTTGCTCTCAGAGAAGAGCTTTCAGCTCTTACTCAAGTACTTCAAGACAGGTACCCTTTCGTCCCAGGAGCAGAGTTTACTCCTAAGCGAAATAACAAACGTCAAGGGTATGTGGAAGGAGCTACCTTTCAGAGACTCAAAGACTTCAACCCAGCCTCACGAGACCATATAGCATGGATTCTAACGACATTCGATGGTTACAAGGACACGACTACTACGACTTCTGGGAAAACGAAGATCGACGAGACGACTTTGAAGAACCATGGAACTGGGCTTTCCCTACAGTTCTACAGGATCCTGGAGATTACGAAGAGTCTGGGGATGATATCCGAAGGCGTGAACGCATGGCTCAAGCTATGTACGAATGCTAGTAGACTTCATCATCATTGTAGTGTTGCCACTGCTACTCATCGCTGTGCTCATAGGAACCCTAACCTAGCCCAAGTACCTAGTGACGAACGATTTAGAAAACTGTTTCTACCAACTCCGGGTCAAGTTATGGTCGGGGCTGATCTTAGTGGCATTGAGCTTCGCATGCTTAGTCACTATCTCGCCCGTTGGTCTACCTACTTCGGAGACAACCTCCTCAATGGAGACATCCACCAAGCCAATGCAGATAAGATAGGCATCTCACGTAAGCTCGTGAAGAATGTTACTTATGCGTTTTTGTACGGTGCTGGAGATGTGAAGATCGGCTTGACCTATGACAAACAACTACCTAATGCAAAAGCTAAAAAGAAAGGTGCGGAAATACGTGAGGCGTTTGTCGATGCAATTCCTGGACTATCTGATCTACTTGCTGCGATTAAAGCTGCGAGTGACAGGGGATATGTTAAATGCATTGATGGGCGTAAGATCAAACTTACATCACCGCACTGTGCACTCAACTACCTACTACAGGGATCTGCTGGCATAGTAGCCAAGCGATGGATGGTACTCTCTCAAGAGTCCGTTACGACGCTTTGCTGCTCTCAGCTTGCTTTTGTGCACGATGAAATCCAATACGAATGTGATCCATCCCATGCAGAAATTCTTAAGTCCAATCTGGAAGCTTCGGCTGTCCAAGCCGGTACCTATTACAACCTCAGAATCCCCATTGCCGCTGAAGGAAAAATCGGAGGTAACTGGGCAGAAGTACACTAATGACTGACTACACTGTTAGCTCTTTCGTCACTGACGGAAGTACACCGAGGTCTTTTGATGACCTATCCCTACAAAACAAGGTTGCTATCAAAGCTCTGATTGCATTAGAGAATTTGAATGACAATCTTGGTAATATTGCGACTGCTCAGATGGTTCAAAACCTAGGAACTGATGTTGGGCAGCTCCAACAACAAAATATACAATTACAGAGTCAATTAGATAGCCTTCGAGCCGTCTTGCAACAAATTGACGTTCTCACAGATGAAGCTATTGATTGATGCTGATTACATCGTCTATAAGTCCTGTGCTGCTGCTGAAGATGAGATTAACTGGGGAGATGACGTTATTATGGTCATTTCTAAGTTCTCAGAAGCATTTAGTAACACTTTAAGGGAGATCAAAAAAATTGAGGCTGCTTTTTTCACTATTACCGATATTATTCTGTTCTTTAGCGATAGTGTCAATTTTAGGAAGTCTATTTACCCTGACTACAAAGGGCACCGCAATCGAAAGAAACCCTGTGGATACCGACGTGTAATCGAGAAACTAAAAAATGAATACACTGTGATCCGTATGGATACACTAGAAGCTGATGACGCAATGGGGATCTACGCAACTCTCCATCCTAACTGCGTTATCTGCTCACCTGATAAAGATATGCGTCAAATCCCTGGTACTCTCTACGATCTCTCTGAGATTAAAGAGGTTAGCGCTGAGGATGGTCGGAACTGGCACTACATTCAGACGATGGCAGGTGACCAGACAGATGGCTACTCAGGCGTACCTGGGATAGGAGTAAGGAGAGCAATGCTACTCCTAGAGAGTGAAGGATATAAATGGGACACTGTAGTCAAAGCTTTCAAAGAGAAAGACCTCGATGAGGATGTCGCTCTCATGAACGCTAGGCTAGCTAAGATTCTAACCTGCGATGATTATGACTTCCAATCCGAGCAACCAATCCTTTGGACTCCCACCGATGCCAGTCATGGAACTGACAATGGAACAGGAGTTTGCCTACAGGAGGCTTGAAGACCTCCTGCCTGAGGCTGACAAAGCCGATCTGATTACTGTGTTCATGGCTCTGCAAAAGCAGAACTACTGCCTCACAAATACAATCAAAAAATTACTAGCAGAATGGCCGATTCACCCTACGAACCCAGCTACTACCAGCGAGGAACCATCCAAGTTTGGGATTTTATTAGAGATCAGGGACTTGGGTTCCACCTAGGCAACGCTATCAAATACATCTCTCGTGCTGGTCATAAGGCTGGTAACGATTACTACCAAGACATCGCTAAAGCAATCACCTACTTAGAAAATGAGCTTCAACATGGATCATGCGGATCACTTCCGCAATGTGTATCACCTCCCCAACGACCGACAAGCCCGAGCTACACAGAGGAAATTAATTGTTGAGGAGTTTGGTGAGTTCCTCGAAGCTGAGAAAGTAATGATCGGTGGGTTCGTAAGGAACGAAACCGACTGCTTGAAAGAGCTTACTGACCTTGTGTATGTCTGCTTCCAGTTTGCATCTTGCATGGACTGGGACCTTGACCAAGCGCTCATGCGAGTGCACGAATCAAACCTTTCTAAACTCGGTGACGATGGTCAGCCTGAGTACCGTGATGACGGTAAAGTATTGAAAGGTAAAAACTATCATCCTCCTGTCCTTAACGACTTAGTTAA